CGGCAGCGTCAGATGTGTATAAGAGACAGAACTACAAGTGTTACGCCAGTGGCAAGGATTATCGCGGAGATTATTAGTGTTTTCGTTTCTCTTTTCATGTTTATTGCTGTGCAGAAAAATAAAAGCAATACAATACTATACTCTTAAAAACATGTGCAAGAGTAACAAGTATCTCAGACATAGTGTCAACATATTGGTTAAAACTACTCACGTCTGCTTTAGGCGCTGAGCGGTCTGATAACGTTTAAGGGGTAAAAAGTTTTTTCTGGAAAAACTGTTCACACTGTTCACTCGGTGTTTTTATTGTTTTCTTTCATAAGGTTAGTTGGTGAATACTCAGTGAACAGTGAACACTTTACTGTTCACTGTGCCTGGTGTGCAGGTAAAAAAAGACCGGCAATGCCGGTCCGGGTAGGTTATGGTGCGGTGGGTTCATCGCACTTCGGCAGCCAGTCGGCGTTGCTTTCCTCCCTGAGGGAGAGATTGGTCTGCATGCCCTGATTTGTGCGACGCTTCTCATAATTCAGTCCGTACTCTTTCAGCATGGCTGAGAGTCCCTTGCCGAACATGGTCAGGCTGAGCGCGTTCCTGTAGCCGTGGGCCTCCATGTACACCAGATAAGCGTGATACAGATACAGGCGCGGCTGGCGCGGGATAATGTTGGCGTTCCCCATATACATCCCGTCCGGCTCCGGCAGCGCCTCCAGATAGCCGCAAAAATCAAACGTCGGGTCAGCGTCGCGTTTAATACTGAGCGCCTCGTCGGAGTTCTGCTGTGACTGGAGCAGGGCGCGGGCACTCATCGGGTCGCTGAACTGCTGCATTAACTGGCGCACGATGACGGCCAGCTCGCGGGCGATTTTATCCCTGAGCTGCGGGTCGCGCTCCTCCGGGGCTATCTGCTCCGGGAAGTGGATGATTACCCGGCGACGCGACACGCCGCCGCTGCGGTCGGTAAAGCGCATCGGGTTATTGTTCACGGCCAGAATCACCGCCGGAATATGCGTCGAGTAGGGATTCTGGTATTTCGGGTCAACGGAGACCGCATCGCCGCCGGTAATGGCCTTGAGCCCCGCACCGTCACCACTCCATTTCTCCTGGTCAGGCAGGCGTATCAGCGAGAAACCAATCAGGGAGGCGCGCTTGCGCGGGTCTTCCAGCGTGTCGATATCCGCCGACGTGGCGTTATCCTCTCCGGCCAGCATTGTGGCGATTTCGGCCAGAATACTTTTCCCGCTGCCGCCGGGGCCGGTGACTTCGAGAAAGAGCTGCCAGTCGTAGCGGTTCGCCAGCACCATAAACAGCGCGGCCAGGATGACGTCGCGTTTTGTCGGGTTGCCACTGGCCGCCCGGTCGAGCCAGCGCCAGAAGTTCGGCGCGTGGGTTTCCAGTGTTTCCCCTTCCACCGGCGGGGTGAAATCCACGTCGCACAGGGTGCGCAGCCAGTGCGATTTGCTGTGCGGGCTGAATATACCTGAGCGGGTATCGAGCACCCCGTTGCGAAAACCAATCAGACGGCGTGCCGGTGCATCCTGCTGCGGAATAATCAGTTTCAGGGTCTCCACCACCGAGGCAATTCTCCCCGACGAGAACGGGGCGCGCAGGCGCTGGAACAGTCCGGCCACATCGCGGGCAAAATCAGACGGCGTTATCACCTTCCAGATGCCGTTTTCATACCGGGACAGGAGCTGGCCGTTGGCGTCGACGGCCAGCGCTTCGCCGTAATGCTCATGCACCCGCATTGCCTTATCACTGGCGCTCATGGCGGTAAATTCCGCCTCGCTCATGGTGTCGAACGGGCTTTGGGCCGCTGGCCGGATGGCGGCATAAATGGCCTTCCGCGTGGCGTCCTCCCCCTTCAGCATCACCGCATCATTCCAGTCACCAAATACCGGCGGCAGGGCGACAACGCCCTCACAGGCTGCTGCGGCCGCGGCGGCTTTTGTCTGGCCGTCGCCGTTAAGGTCACGGTCAGCGGCGAGGATAATCTGACAGGCCGGGTGTTTCTGACGGGCCAGGCTCGCCAGAGAAAGAAGGTTCACGGACGACAGCGCCACCATGACGGTTTCCCCGGTCAGGTGATGCACGGTAAGGGCAGTTGCATAGCCCTCCGCTATCCACAGGCGTTTTCCCGCCTGTTTCTGTCCGTCGATAAGATGGCACGCCCCTTTGACCTGCCCGCCTTTCAGGGTGCGCTTGAGCCCCTCAGCGTTAATAAGCTGGAGGTTAACCAGCGCGCCGGTCCCGTCATACAGCGGCACCACCACATCACCGGCGCGGTAGGCCACGCCGCCGGTTTTGTGCGACGTGGTCAGCGTCAGACACTCACGACCGGCAAAGCCCTTGCGGGTCAGATAGGCGTTGCCGGTGGCCGGGCGGGTTTTCTCCAGCAGCCTGACGGCCAGCGTGGCCGCTGCTTTACGGTCGGCCTCCGTTCCGGCCTCTGCGGCCGCCATCACCTCCGGGGCCACCGGCGGCAGATTGCCGGTGACGGCGTTCACCTTCCCGGCGGCCTCGGATGCCGACACGCCGAACACCTTCTCAACCAGTTTCAGGCCGTCACCGGCACCGCACTGGTTACAGAACCATGTGCCGCGCCCCTCTTTATCGTCAAAGCGGAAACGGTCAGCGCCACCACACACCGGGCAGGCCTGATGGCGGTTTTTTATCACTTTCATCCCCAATGCCGGGAGAATGCGCGGCCAGTGGCCGCACGCCTGTTTTACCGTGTTCGTTACGTTCATTTTCATGGTTTTCTCCCTCAGTGCAGTACAGGCGATGTGATATGGCGGGCGCAGAGCTCATCCATCACGGCGAGCCCGAGGAAGGACAGCGACGGGGCGGCTTTCAGCGGCCCGGCCTGCATCAAATCTTCCAGCAGCGCACAGGCAATCAGGCGGCCTTTTTCCTCGCCATGCTGGCGCAGGTAGAACCCCTCCAGCTCGGTAGCGATGGCGCTTTCCAGCGCGTCGAGGGTGAGGTGAGGATAGCGGTGCTGACGTTCGCACAGGGTCAGCCAGGCGCAGGCCACGGCGCGGCGATACAGGGCGGCACGCAATACGGGCGGCAGAGGCGTTTTCATACATTGCCCTCCCCGGTGAACCAGCGGTGGTTGCAGCGTTCGACCACGCCGTTGAGCTGGGCGGTCATCAGGTAAATCACGGAGGTGAGCTGTAACTGCTGAGTCGGGTCACGACGCAGGGAGGTACAGTCCTGCACCTGCATCAGGTCGCTGACGAGCTGGCCGACATTGCGCATATGCTCAAGGCATTCGAGGTCACGGGCAGTAATCGTGGAGTGTCTCATGCGCGCACCTCCGCCACCGGCAGACGACCGGCAAACGAGAGGACGTAATCGCGGACGAGGGAAAGGCGTGCGGTGTGTTCATCCCCGGCGACAGCGCGGAGCATGCAGATACGGGGCTGACGGTCTGCGCGACGGACGGCGGCAAACACAAAGACAAACTGCGGGTGTGACGGGGTGAGGGTCGTAGCCATAGGGGCAACCTCCAATAAGTAGCGGTAATTGCCACCACCGGAGTTCCTACGCTCATGGGTGGTGACCCGAACGGGGGTAGGAATACCGGCCTTATTGGAAACCGGCCAGCCCGAAGGCTGCCCCGCCCGGACCACCATTATCTGACAGGGGCTATGGAATAAGCACCACAGCCCGAAAAATGGGTGTGCCTGAGCAACGACGTAAAAAAAGACGCATGGCGCGTCTGTTGTCGCCAATAAGTAACTCGGGTTCCTACGCCCGGCTGCCGATTTTGCGACAGCGAGAAAACTATACCTGGAAACGGCGAAAGGAAGCAAGCCAGAAAAAGGGGCTTTTTGCGGAACGGGCATCATCATGCGTCATAGCCCCGGTTGCGTTCGGCGATGCGGTCAGCCATCCACCCGGTGATTTCCGACTGCGCCCACGCCACGTTTTTCCCGCCGAGGGAGATTTGTTTCGGGAAAGCCTCCCGGCTGATGAGGTCGTAAATCGTGGAGCGGGACAGCCCGCACAAATGCATCACTTCGGGCAGGCGAATAAAGCGCTCCTGAACGGCATCAGAAACCGGCATCAGCGGCGCGGCAGGGGCAGAAGACGGGGAAGAAAAAGCGGTGTGCATCGGGCTACCTCATAAAGTCCATACAGTGCCGGTCGTGTTCATCCGGCCTCGGGTAGCTCTCTATTTTGTGAATATTTTTTTCCAGTGCAACAGATGCACCATGTGTCATAGAGCGGTTATGCCGGTTTTTTGAACAGCGAGAAGAAAAAATAATAAATAATTAGTACATGACGAGCTGAGACGCTCACAAAAGATCATTGATTTGCTACACCTATCAATTAAAAGAAATAAAATTATAAAAACAATGGGTTTCTCTAAAGTCCTGGTGAAGTCGGTGAACAGTAGTGAACAGTCGGTGAACACTTATACCCTCAACTGTTCACCACTTAACTTACTGTATTAATTATATTTTTATTTAAAGTGAACAGTAGTGAACAGTTATATGTAAAAAAACAAACGGTGAGTATGCTTTTCCTGAGACCTTTCTCTGGCAAGCCGGGTTTTGACGTCCTGTTTGTGCCAGCACTGCCACAACCGCAACAGGTCGTGTTGTTGTGTGCGCCCCGGCAGAATCACCTCATGTTGAAACCACGAGGAAACCTGCCATGACCGACAACACCTTTATCCCTGATTACCTGAAACCGGCGCTGGAGCGACTGGCCGCCGCCAGAACTGCCCATCTTGAACAGGCCCGCCGGATGGAGGACACCCTGACGGCCATCACCCGCGCGGAGGAGCAGAAAACGGAGCTGGAGCAGGACAACGGCAGCGACACCCGCAGCTGGCGCGCCGCATTCCGTGCCGGGGGCGCCATGCTGACCGATGAGCTGAAAAGCGGCCATATCGAACGCGTGGCCCGCCGGGAGCTGGCGCAGGAATGTCACAACCTGACCGACGTGCTGGCCTTTGAACGTGACCAGCTGAAAGCCACCTGCAACAGCACCGCGCGGGCATTCCGGCAGGCGCATCATGCTGTGCTGAGTAAATACGCTGAGGAAGAACTTAACCGCGCGCTGAATGACACCCTCGGGCCACTGGTCAGGGCGATGGTGCTGAAAGCAGAGGTGATGGAAAATCCGCTGGCCAACACCACCGGCCATCAGGGGTACATCGAGCCGGAGAAAGAGGTCATGCAGCAGGTGGTCACCTTCCTGACCGGGAAAGTGAGCGCCTTCTCCGTCACGCCAGCCGATGAGCCGGTGCTCTCCCTGACCGGCTTCCCGGCCGTCACGCTTCCACATATGGACCATGACGCCGCCAGCACGCCCGGCGAGCGCAAGGTCTGGCAGGAGAAAATGCGTCAGAGAGAGGCTGACCTGAAAGCACGGGGGCTGCTGCCATGATGCACTGTCCGTTCTGCAAAAAGTCAGCGCATACCCGTACCTCCCGTTACCTGTCGGAGAACGTCAAACAGCGCTACCACCAGTGCACCAATATTGAGTGCTCGGCGACGTTCCGCACCACTGAAGCCATCGACGAGGTTATCCGGCCCCCGGCGGAGAAAACGCCGCCTGTCGCGGAACCGGTCACACCCCCGGCACCCCGCAAGGTGCAGGGCTGCTACAGCTCGCCATACCGCCATTAATCAGGGGAGAACTGACCATGACTACCATTACTCTACAGCAGGCCTTTGAGGCCTGTCAGAATAACAAAACCGCCTGGCTGAACCGTAAAGCCGAACTGGCGGCCGCAGAGCAGGAATACCGCGAGCAGATGCTGGCCGGGAATGAACGTATCCCGGTAATTATGCAGGAACTGCGCGAGATGATGGACGTCAAAAAATGGGAAATTAATCAGGCAGCCGGGCGCTATATCCGTTCCCATGAAGCGGTGCAACGCATCAGTATCCGCAACCGGCTGAATGACTTTATGCAGACACACGGCGCTGAACTGGCGGCCACGCTCGCCCCGGAGCTGATGGGACTCAGTCAGCAGCCCGCACTCCTGACCGGCCATGCGCTCGACCGTTCGGCGCATTACCTGAGGGAAGCGCTGTCCGTATGGCTGAGTACCGGTGAAGAAATTCATTATGCCGCAGAAGACAGCGATATTTTAACGGCCATCGGATTCAGGCCTGACGCGGCTTCGCGGGTGGATAATCAGGAAAAATACACCCCCGCACAGAGCCTGATTTATGCCCGCCGGCGCACGGAACTGGCCAGCAGGTAGCCCCGCAAGAAATCCCCGAAAATACCGCTATTTTTCCCGAATTAAGCCATGCATCCACAGGGTGCATGGTTTTGCATGCGTTTCCTCGCCCTGTTATTCCTGTCCGGCCCCTGTCCCGGTGCGGCCTGATCCTGCCCATGCACCTGCATGAAAACCGACCCACGAAGCGGGCAGGCGAGGCGGGGAAAGCACTGCGCGCCAGCGGTAAAGTATTTATTTAATTCTGTTTAATTTCGCGGCCTGAGCGCGTCGCTGCGATGCGCGGGCTCGCAGGTGTATCGATGGGTCGTTCGGAGAGGTTCGAGGGTGTGGCGTGCTTTTGAGGCGCTCAGGTGAAGCATGAGGAAAGGCCGCCCGGAGGATGAGGGAAATCAGTTATTTCGGCGTTGATACTGTTGCCTCTTAAAGCACTCACCTACTGCCCATGCATTCATCTGATGCATTCGGGCCTGTTGTAACTTGAGCCTTGCTATGCTCCTGCATGAGAACAGATCCATGAAGCGTGCAGGCGAGGCGGGGAAAGCACTGCGCGCTGAGAGGCATAATTAATTTAATTCCCTTCAATTAATTTTACGGTGTAAAACAGCTTCTTTTGAAGAGGATAGGGTTAGCTTGACTGTCACCCCTTAGATTGATTTTCCTGAAGGTATCTGGTTACGATCTGGCTAACAGCCATTTAATCAACGCGCAAGTTGACTACACCGTAGAAGGAAGAACGTATGTCTCACTCGGATATTGATTTTTGGGAAGAGATCGAAGCGCTCAGAGAGTCAAGTGAAATTGAATGCAAAAAAGCATCTGGATCCCTTCCAAAATCCTTTTGGGAGACGTATAGCTCATTTGCTAATAGTTATGGTGGAATGGTTTATTTGGGTTTGACGGAGAATAGTGATGGAAGCTTTACTGTTTCTGGCGTCGATAAACCCGACTCGATATTGCAACAAATGTGGGATTGTTTAAACAACCCTGAAAAAGTAAATCTCAATATTCTATCACCAAACAACGTTTCCGTTATAAGTGTAAATGATCTCGATATAATTAAAATAGCAGTCCCAAGAGCTAACAGGAGACAGAAGCCTATTTATATCAATAACAATCCCAAAATGGGATGTTATATACGACAACACGGCGGGGATTATCGAGCTACAGAAGAATCATTGCAAAGAATGTGGTCGGAAAAGGGCCATGAGTCGAGGGATTCTCAGATATTAATTGGTTTTGATCTTTCTGATTTGGATTTGACCACATTAAAAACTTACAGGCAAATGTTCCAGAATAGACAGCCTGAACATGCTTTTAATACCTTAGATGATGTTGAGTTTTTAAGAGCGCTAAGTGCGTGGAAAAAGGAAAGGCTTACTGGTCAGGAAGGGGTGACAGTCGCAGGGTTATTGGTATTCGGTAAATACCAAAGCATTCGGGAACAGTTTAGCTCCTACCATTTAGATTACATAGAGAGGCCAGATGCCTCCATTGAAAGACGCTATTTAGATCGGGTTACATTGGATGGAACATGGTCTGGTAATTTGTTCGATTTTTATCTTAAAATAATTAAGAAATTAACAATTGATCTTAAAGTAAGATTCCAACTGGAAGGTGACAGGCGTAAAGAGGAAGATAAGGTTCATGAGGCATTGCGAGAAGCTTTAGTTAATACTTTGGCTCATGCAGATTATAATGGTAGAGCCTCTATACTTATAGTAAAACGACCTGATATGTTTGGTTTTAGAAATCCAGGGCTAATGAGAATTCCGCTTGAAGTCGCTATAGAAGGGGGCGAGAGTGACTGCCGGAATAGCATCGTTCACGATATGTTCAGGATGGTTGGTCTAAGTGAGAAATTGGGGTCTGGTCTTCGAAAGATATTTGATAATTGGCGCGAAGAGGAGTGGCAAAGCCCACGACTTCATGAAAAGCAGGAGCCAGAACAAACCCTATTGGAATTACACATGATAGATTTTGTTTCTGAGACAATTAAGCGTGACCTAAATGAACGTTTTGGGGATAAATTCAAAGATCTGAGTGAGCTTGAAAAAATAATTTTGGTATCAGCTGCATCGGAAGGGTGGGTTACGCATGAGCGTGTTGCACAATTGACTACAACCCATTCTAGGGATATTACCATAGCTCTACCGAGATTAGAGAGAAATGGATTTTTAGAATCGAAAGGAACTCAGAAAGAAAAATTCTACCATCTTCCGGGTGTCAATGTTGTTACCCCTGACCTCATTTTCCCAGAAACATCACCGATCACATTGGCAGGTAAATCACTTAAAATCAGTGGGTTAGCTAGTGGGTTGAAACTTAAGGTTAGCTCCGATATTAATCGCTCCAGCTCCGATACTAACGATACGAGCTCCGATACTAACGACTTGAGCTCCGATACTAACGAACAGGTGAAAGATGTGCGGAAAGGGAGTGCTGGAACGCTTAACAGGGATCAACACGGAAGGGTGCTATCGGATTCACTTCGCTTACCTATCATTGACAATATACATAATTTGACACCGGACTATCAGCAAGTTCTGTTTGATATTGCATGTGATGCCCGACAAAAACAGCGTATGGCGAAAGACACAATGCAGAGTTTAATCGTGCAATTATGTGCAGAGCATTTTATGACTTTAAATGCTTTAGCTGTAGTGTTAAATAGAAAACCAGATGCTGTGAGGCAACAATATCTTTCGGCAATGGTGAAAAGTGGTGTATTAGTGTTGGCGTTCCCTCAAACACCAACCCACGAAAAGCAAGCATATACGTCAAGAATATAAAAATGGAGGGAGTTAATCTCCCTTCTTATTTATGTAATCGGCGTACCATTGGAGCATTTTTCTTCTGTTTTCAATATACAGTGCATGGTTGTAAGTGCCCCGAATGTTATTTTTATCGACATGGGCTAATTGCATTTCAATCCAAGCACTATCAAATCCTTGTTCATGCAGAATTGTCGACATGGTATGTCTAAATCCGTGACCTGTTGCACGACCTTTGTAACCAAGTAGTTCAATGACTTGCGTCACACTTTCTTTCGAGATTGGCTTGCTGCGATTGTTCCTTCCAATAAAAATGTAAGGGTAATGGCCGGTGATGGGTTTAAGCTGGTTAAAGAGTTCAATCACTTGGGTAGATAAAGGTACTACATGCGGCCTGCGCATTTTCATCCGTTCTGCTGGAATTTCCCAAATTGCCTTTTCTAAATCAATTTCATCCCACGTAGAAAAGCGCATTTCCTGCGTTCTTACACCAGTTAACATGACTATCTTAGTCGCATTTTTAGTGATGATGCTGCCGGTATAGGCTTCAAGATCTCTGATAAAATGAGGCAATTCTTCAGCGGATAAGAAAGGATGATGTTTTTGCTTCGGTATGGCCAATGCGATAGCTAGATCAGGTGCAGGGTTATACTCAGCACGGCCAGTAATAATCGCGTATCTAAATACCTCTCCGCACCGCTGGCGTACTTTACGTGTTTTCTCCAGTGCTCCACGTTTCTCTATTCGTCGCAGCACTTCAAGTAATTCTAACGGTTTGATCTCACCGACAGGACGTTTGCCGATGAACGGGAAAACATCTTGCTCGAAGGTCTTAATGATTTCGTCGCGGTATGCCACTGTCCAGCGGTCAGCTTTGTTTGTATGCCATTCGCGGCTTATGGCTTCGAATGAGTTTTCTGTTGAAAGCTGCTGTGCCAGTTTTTGCGCTTTCCGTTCCTCAACCGGATCAATGCCATTAGCAACTTGCTTGCGGGCGACCTCGCGCTTTTCACGAGCTTCAGCGAGGCTTATCAAGTCGTAGCTGCCAAATGACATTAACCGCGCTTTTCCAGCGAGGCGAAAACGGAACCGCCAGCCCTTCGAACCATCGGGATTGATAAGCAATGACAGGCCTTGCCCATCGTTCAAGGTGTATGGTTTGTCTTGGGGTTTTGCTCGTTTGATTTGTATGTCTGTCAGTGCCTGTCTCTTATACACA